TTGACAGTGTATTTCACGGGCCATTTCTTACTATTAGCCGCTATACTTATTTCTGCCTCAAATTCTGACCTTGAATGATTTAAGCCAATATACGAGTGATATGACCACACACATAATGGCTTATCATCCTTTAATATCGCATAACACTCCCAGTCACGAAAGTCTAAAGGCCTCGGTATAAGCTGATTTAACAGCATACCAAAGCGTTTATCATTGCGCTCTATATCATACGTTGTATGTCGTAATTGATGTTTGTTCCTAGCCATCTAAACTGCGACCCCGCTATGCTAAATTCAATTGTTGTTGATAATGCTCTTCCTGTTCCAGCCACCGAGAATTTTACATTACGCGCTGCACTTGCACCTGCCCATTCTGCTGTGTCCCAGTCTGCTGTGTCCCACTCTGCACCTGTAGTTTCACTTATAGAAACATTTTGAACCGATGCTTCGATATAGTCATACGTGATGTTAGCGCCAAGCGTGCTTGTTCCGTCGAATAGATATGTAATAGTGACATTATTAACCTTCTTAACCTGTGACACACCTAATGTTGAAAAGGCTTGCTGAGCAACACAGTTTATATTAGATGTGTCATCTTCTGTGCCTGTGTCGCCTTGATACACAACACCATTACCACCAAAGTAGATGCCATTATTAAATGAGCCAAATGTCGTAGCATTCCAGCCAGTAAATAATGACGGGGCACGTGTAGAGAACACAAACACATACTGAAAGTACGTATTGTCGTCTACTTCTGGCACGTTTACAATATACCAACCCTTATTGTTATACAGCGTTATTGACCAATCATCATTCTGACCATATGTGTTAAAAGCCTCGCGTATAGCACCGCCAAGCTTAGAGCTTTTAAGTAAAAACGCACCTTCATCACCTGAAGCGTTAATAGTATCTGCTAATGACACAACATCTTGACGTGTTAACACCAATACATCGCCTGCAAACTCTACTGCTGAGCGCTTATTAATCGGTGCTGGTATAAAGTAACGACCTACTAACTCCCAGCTAGATGCTGTGCCAGGGTCACTACCTTGATACACAATAACTTCACCTGTATCTAATATGAAACAAGCAAAGTCATCAGGTCCACTACCACCATCACGGCTAATACTCTTCATAAGCAATAAATTGCCACCAGTTTTACTAACCTGATTTAATGGAAACTTTGTAAATGTCCCCTGAATTGCATTTGTTGCCCCGTAATAAAAGGAGCTTGACGCAGTGTCCCACAAGTACATACGGCTCTTATGGACGTTAATGTTGTTCATATCAGCAGGGGTTGCCGCTGCTAAGTCACCTGCATATACAGCATCTGTGGATGCGCTACCATCATATATTTGTGGTGTATCAACGCCATTTACTAGTACCATAGAACCGCTTAACTGTCCTGTTTCAAAGTTCGTGTTTGTGAACCCCGTCTTAACACTTGTAGCCGTACCACCACCTGTAGGAAGTGAGTATAACACTGTACCAGCGCCAACTACCATTTGCCTAGTAGCGCCGCTGTAATAGTCTGCAATAGTGTTAACAATACCTGTAATGCCTGTGCCAAAGATTGTATAACCAAGCCTTGACTTAATGCCATCAGGCTCGCTAATCATATTCTCAAACTGTACCGCGTCCGTAATAGCCATTGCACTCTTACTTTCACGTTTATTAAGCCCACCAACTGGCACTGGTATCTCTTGTTGGTTTGCTGTTCCTTGTAATTGCTGTGCTACGCGGCGTTTATCTCTCATTGGCCTATTCCTGTATCTGGCAAGTTAGGATTACGTGAGTTTTCATAGTAACGTGGGCCTATAATGCGCCTTGGTGTCTCCTGCGCTATCTCATCTTCTAAAGCCTGCTCATATTCGTCTAACTCAACCAATGCTGGTAAACCGTCTCCTGCTTTTAGCTCATATTTAAGCCCTAATTCCATCAAGTATTCTGGAAATATCACTAAATCATCATCCGCGGTAAATGCAGACTTCTCTGTTGTACCTGTGCTATCAGTAATCCAATTAGTACTTACATACTCTAATGCTAAAGTATCTCCAGTACCGCTATCAGGTGTCACTAGTATGCTATTACCACGCTCTCTAAAGTAACGAATAATACCAACTGTAGTAACTAACGTGCTTTTGAGCATTTGCCATTCTTGAGGTGTTACAAGCTGCATCTTACGGTAGTTTGTTCTGTCCCATTGGGTGCTATTTACATAACGTAAGAAGTCGCCATCTGTAAAAATAGAGGCACGAGTATAAGAGCCCGTACCATCTGATGTGAAAGTAACCTCTTTTGTTAGCCTCTGCCAGTCATGCATAGCAGAAAGCTTTTTACCTACCTTTGTAAGTAACGCTAAGTTCTTACGAACGTATAAGTCATCATTCCCGATTACTGTCGTCGGCTGCTGACCCAGTAGCGTTTCGTTTGCTACGTTTTGTACTATTGTTAGTAGGCTCATCTTTCTCACCTTTCTTTAGTAAAGCTTCAACCTGCTTTTGCAGTTTCTCGTTATCTGCTTTTAATTTATCAAGCTCCAGCTCTAGTTTACCTGAATACTTTTCACCTTCCAAAAACTTATGCGCTTTTTTAACCAAATCACGGCCATTCGTTAGCTGTTTAATATAACGTTCTTGTAAGCCACTTAACTGTTCTACAGTCTCCACCTTCATAGCTTTGCAGTTATGTACGTCAGCATCACTTACACCTGGTAACAACATAATATCTGTGCCGTCTAGCTTCGCTTCATTATTCTTTAAGAAGTTCTCATAGCGGCTAGCAAATCTTAGTTTATCTTCTGCTGTAACTTCTCTATCTACTTCACTAGTGTTATCACCTGGTATCTTTATTTTTATACGCTCGACATCTTCAAATATTTGTCGGCCTTCTTTATCACTCTTAAACTTGTTTAGCTTTGCTTTCTTGTAAAACTTAACAGCAAGCTTAGCATCATCATTTGGGTTAAAGTTTCTCATTTATTTGCTCCGTTATTAAATAGGGGCTAGGCAATTACCTATCACCCAACCCCTGGGTGTGGTCACTTAGTGTGGAAAGTCACACAAAATGATATTTGCACTTGCGTCTAAAGCAACAGCACAAATAACACTACTTATAGTAGATGATACGTCTAACGTACCATCATTTGCACCAGTTGCTGTTAGTGGGTCGCCATCTGAACCCGCAGTTAACCCAATTGATAGAGTTGCAATACCTTTAACTTGAATCCAGCCATACGAGCCGTCAGGTAAAGGAGCTTGCAATACACCAGCACCTACTTCAATGCTATTAGATAAATCTGAAGTAACAATAGTGCCAGTTGCATCACCAATGGAAATTTTTGCATAATACGCTACTTCACCAGCTACACCTGGAACATCAGCAGGAGCAGCTTCGTATTGTACATACTTGTAAATTTTACCATCGTCTTGTTGCGCTAGTTCACCTAGTTTAAACTTAGGAGAACTATCAATTGCAGTAAGGTCTACACCAATTTGATAACCCATGGTTAATCTCCTTAATTAGTCTTTAAGTACGCCTTGAAGCGAACGGTTTGAACACGTTAGGTTGCCCTGAAACAAGATTGGCATAACCATTGCATCTTGGTTAATAGGACGTTCCATTTCACCTGGAGTGAAGTTTGCTTCTTCGTGAACATCGAAAAATAGATAATCAGTGTTTAAGAAATACATGTGATTAGCTGGAATGTCGTTATCTAGGATAACAGGCACACCAAGGTAATCCAATGCAGCAAAACCACTAGAGGCCATACGTGCAACTGCACCTTCTTGTACGTTAATACGTTGAATAGACTGTAACGATTGCTGGTAAAAATTATAGTAATTTTGGTCAGCAACAATTAAGTCCGGCTTATCAGTTCCACGTGTTAGTTGGTTGTAAGTAGCGTTCATGTAGCTAATGATGTTAGACGCAGATGCAGCAGAACCACCATCTGTAGTTGCATCATAAACCACGTTACGCCAAAAAGCGTTATCAGCAGCGTTAATACCGCCAACAGTACCCGTAGTTGGGTCGTCAGCAACGATTAACTGTAAACCACCGATTTGCTTACCAGCAGAACCAGTACCATCAGAGTACAAGCCAACGTTGATGTTATTTGACATAGTAGACATAGCATTACGCGTACGTGAAGTTACTAAGTCAATAATTTGCGCTTCACCACTGTTTTGGCGCTTTTCTAAACCAGAAATAGTAACGTTTACCGCTGCTTGCTTCCAGTCATAGTTAGCGCTTGTTAGTGTGTCAGTAGCAGAAATATCTAACGTCTCGTAACCACTGTAGTATTGAAACGTAGAGTTTTGTTGATAGTCAAGCTGACGCTGAATAGACACGCCACCAGGTTTAATTTGGATACCACCTTTTTCCTTCATAGCAGTTAGAAGGGCATTTTTATCGGTGACGTTATCCGCAAAGTCGTTCTGATAATCCCTAAGCGTAGAGCTAAGAATCTCAGTCAACACTGTATTTGGAATAGCCATTTTAATTTCCTCTTAATTTAAGCTACCCCGACCTAACTAATAAGCTTTCTTGGCTTTCGCTGCCGCCATGTTTTCCTTCAATACGTCTTCGAACTTACGTTTTGTAGGTTTACTTGGTTGAGTTGCTGCCGTCCTACGATTACTTACTCCCTTAGCCGCCGCTTTTGCTTTAGCCACCTTGCGCTTTTCTTTTTCAATGTCTAATTCCTTACTCTTTTCAAGCCTCATAGCTTTAATAGTAGGAGACATCTCATAGGCCTGTTCAAGCGTGGTCGCTTTACCACTATTTATAAGAATGCCCATTTCTTCTTTGACATCCTCAAAATGTGGGTACAAAAGCTCGCCGGTTTCATCTACCGCATGCTTAAAGTCCTTGACCTGCTTGGCTACCGAAGCCTCCTGTGTAGCTGCTGCCTGGCTTTTCGCATCATCGCGCTCTTTGATTTGCGCTTTGAGTCTTTCGTTCTCTTTAGTTACATCGGATATTGTTTTTTCATAGTCAACATACTCATCATCACCCACTGACGATGCGCCTTGTTCACCAATAATGTCTTGTGGACTAATGTTTTTAGTTTCCATTAACCACTTGATAGTTTCAACTGGGTCTGATGCGAACTTCATATCGACTGCAACAAGGTTCTTAAAGTATGTCGCTTGGTCTGCGTTGTTCGCCTTCAGTACATCCTTGGCTGAATCTGGTAATATGTCATCATAATCCGCCATCTGCCTGCGTATCTCCGCAAACTCCATAGCTTTCTTATGATAACCGTCTCTTAAACCTTTATAACGGCCTGTAAGCACGTTTACAGCTTCTTTCATAGCTGGGTCATCACTCTCTAGTAACGACTCAAAGGCTTGTTTTTCTTGCTCATTCCACTCTTTAGGAATAAGGCTAAATTCTTCATCTATTTTAGGCTCGTCAGCTTTCGCTACTTCTTCTTCCCGCCCTTGCCCTTCTTCTTGCACGGCATCGTCTGT